CTGATGGAATAGCCCAGGGATTACGTATTGCAGGCACACAACTAGCTATGATATCAATTACAGCAGACCCATTGAACAAAGCATCTGGTGTTCGACTGGTGATTTCGTCATTGGCAGTCATGGGCAAAACAGGCAATTCTCCGTTGGCAGGCATAATCAAACTATTGGGTTCATACCAACGACCTTGACTGGGTAATCGAATATAGATTGCAGGTTGGCGAAAATATTTTCTCAATGGGTTGTTGGGTTGCATTTTTTAGACCATAAATATATCTATACTTATCGAGCTACAATGGCCATTGATATTAATAATATTCAAGATTTCAACACTGAGATAGAAGAACTACGCAGAACGATGCGTTTGTTTGGTCAGGACACAGGCGATTCTGGTAGTAAACTACAAAGATTCGGTCGTGGCACTGTTGATACTTTGGGAGATTTAACCAGAGCCACCAGGAATTTTATTGCTGTGGTGGGCAATGGCTCTACTAAATTTTCAGCATTTAATGGTGTAATCGATGCCACATCCTCGGGCATAAGTAAACTGGCGAGGTTAATTCCTGTTTTTGGCGGAGTAGCCGAAGGCATTACACGTGGGCTGGCCGAATCTGCTAAATTCGTCATCGACCAAGTTGATCAGGTCGGTGAAGTATTTAATGATTTTAGTCGTGTGGGTGCATTAACTGCACAAAACATTGAAGGATTAAATCAACAGTTTTTGGCTTCTGGCCAAAGCCTACAAAATTTTAGAAAAACCATAGTAGAAAACAGTGTGTCCTTTGCTCAATTCGGTGGGATTGTCAGTAGAGGAGCTGATACATTTTTAAACTCGGTGGGCAAACTAGCAGATCCAGCCAGTAACTTGGGTGATTCGCTACGTCGATTGGGTCTCAACACTGAAGACATTGTGGAATCTGGTGCAGCATATCTCCGCCAACAAATTCTATTAGGACGCAATGAATTTATCACTCAACAAAGTTTGACATCCGGTACACAAAATCTTGTTGTGGAAATGGATAGATTGGCCAAAATCACTGGTGCTAATAGAAAACAATTACAAGAGCAAAGAGAAGCAGAATTACGTGAGGGTATATTTGGAGCCAGTATACGTGAATTGGAAAGATCTGGAAGAGAAAAAGAAGCTCGTGCTATACAAAGCACCAGTAATATTTTATCTAATCTAGTCAGCCCAGAAACAGCGCAGGGTTTCAGAGATTTGATGTCAGGATTTGCAAGCAGTCCAGACGCTCTCCGATTGCTGATGAGCACTGCCAATGAGGCACAGCGAGTAGTAGATGATTTAAAATCCGGCAGAATCAACGATCTACAAGCAGTGCAAAGAATGAGTCGAGCTGCCAGAGGATTGGAAGTCACTGTTGATAGATTTGCGCAAGTCGGTGGTGATGCGTCTGGTGTTTATATGGCGGCCACTAATCAAACAAGAATGGCCAATCTTATTCTTCGAGATCGAACAGATCTAGAACAACAGTTGACAGAAGCAAGACAACAGCAGCAAAGTGAACAAAATAAAACCACACTCAATTTCATTACAGCCAATAAAGAACTGGAATTACTAAATCGAAATATCAATCTGCTGTCGTTTAGGGCAATCAATCCAGCAACCGTTGCAATCGGAAAATTCACACAGGCTATTAATCAATTTCTCGCATTTATAGGTAGAGTCACCGGAGTTCCGTTGTCGATACCGACTGCATCTGATGCATCTGAATCAGAACCGGCAACACCCGTCACCGACTACGGTGGTGCAGCTACTGACATGCATGGCACACCTATTTCGTCACCTGCTCCAGCACCTGCTCCAGCACCTGCTCCAGCACCTGCACCGGCTCCCGCACCGGCTCCTGCACCTGCTCCAGCACCTGCTCCAGCACCTGCTCCAGCACCTGCTCCAGCACCTGCTCCAGCACCTAGGTCACGTGCTTCGGCGCAGGCAGTGCTAGATTTGATTGCACAGGCCGAAAGCAGGAATAATCCTCAAGTCATGTTTCCTAATCAAGTAATACCTAACTTGACCGAGAAAACCATTCAAGAAGTATTGGCATTACAACAAGAGAGAGTAACCGAGTTGAGATTAAGTTCGTCGGCGGCAGGAAAATACCAAATCATACAAGCAACCTTATCTGGGTTGGTCAATAATGGTGCAATTGGTCTTGATGATAAGTTTAGTATTAACACACAAGATCGAGCCGGACTGGCATTGATTAACGAAAAAGGATTTCAACCTTATAGTCAAGGCCGAATCTCGCCTGATCAATTTGCCACAAATCTTGCTAGTATTTTTGCTGCATTGCCAGGCCCTAACAATAGAACAATGTTACCTGCTGGTGGTCTAAACCGTGCATTAGTGACTAGGGAGCAGGTTATGAATGTATTGGGTGCCAGATATGGCGGAGTATTATCCGGACCTGCCAGCGGATATCGAGCCACTTTACACGGAACCGAAGCAGTGATACCACTGAGTGGTGGTCGTAGTATTCCGGTGGAAATGCCAGGTTTTACTGATGGATTACGAAAATTATCTGAAGTCATGAATGCTCAGACCAACAAGCTAGATGATCTAATAGAAATGATGCGTGTGGGCAACACCATCAGCAAAGATATGTTGCGATATCAAAGAGCATGACCATAAATACAGAATTGAGAACATAACATGAGTTGGCGCAAATATTTTAAAGTAGCAGATCTCAGTGGGCAATTAAGTCCAATCAATGGTGGTCGTGATCAAGGCCTACCGGGCTATGGTCGCAATGATGGGCGCGGAGTCAGTGCAGCACAGACAGATTTCAGTTTTAAAAACTATGCATCACGATTGCCAGAAGTCTATTCGGGTCATCCCAATCGTATTGAGCGATATAATCAATACGAAAACATGGATTCAGACAGTGAGATCAATGCCTGTTTGGACATTATTTCTGAGTTCAGCACACAGCTCAGTGAACAAAATCTAACTCCATTTGAAGTGTCGTATATTGACAAACCCACAGATCACGAAATAGAAATAATTAAAAAACAATTACAACAATGGACTCGTCTCAACGAACTTGATCAAAGAATTTTCAAATTATTTAGAAATACCATCAAATATGGTGATCAAGTTTTTGTGCGAGATCCAGAAACATTCAAATTGTTTTGGGTGGACATGAGCAAAGTCAGTAGAGTGATTGTCAACGAAAGCGAGGGCAAACGTCCAGAACAATATATCATTAGAGATATAAATCCCAATTTTCAAAATCTCACAGTGGCAGCAAAAACCACAACAGATTTCATGGTCAATCCGCCCACAGGTGGATATATGGCCAGCACTGCCTATACCATGCCCAATCAGGCCTATGACAATCAAAGTAGATTTACTCGTGCAGTCAATGAAACCTGTATAGATGCCAAACATGTAGTGCATTTGAGTCTCAATGAGGGACTAGACACATTTTGGCCATTTGGTCGCAGCATACTAGAAAACATATTCAAAGTTTTCAAACAAAAAGAATTGCTAGAAGATGCCATACTGATTTATCGAGTTCAGCGGGCACCCGAACGACGAGTTTTCAAAATTGATGTGGGTAACATGCCCAGCCATATGGCCATGGCTTTTGTGGAACGTGTGAAAAATGAAATGCATCAGCGCCGTATACCCACATATAACGGTGGTGGTCAGAGCATGATGGACAGCAGTTATAATCCACTGAGTATCGGCGAGGATTTTTTCTTTCCAGTGGGTGCCGACGGGCGTGGCAGCAGTGTTGATGTATTGCAAGGTGGTCAACAGTTGGGCGAAATTGACGATCTCAAGTATTTCAACAACAAAATGGCTCGTGGTTTGCGTGTGCCCAGTAGTTATTTGCCCACCGGACCCGATGACAGTGATCGCGCATTATCAGATGGTCGAGTAGGAACTGCCTTGATTCAAGAATATAGATTCAATCAATACTGTGAGAGATTGCAGTCATTGTTGGCACAAAAGCTCGACGAAGAATTTAAAATGTTTATGCGTTGGAGAGGA